GAGAAGGGTAAGAATAAGCATCCTATCTTTATAAAGTTTAAGGGTAAAAAAGTAAAAAGGAGATAGTCATGGATGAGAAAAAACCTAGAAAGAAACCTAGAATAAGAGCAAAGATATTAAGAAAAGATTTTGTTATAAGAGTTAGACCTGACCTAAATAAGAATAGCGAATGGAATGGTGCAGTTGATGTATCGATTATTACAGACCCTGATAATAAGATGGATGATGAAGCTTACTATCAAGTACTACATTTGTGCAAGATGATGTGTGCAATAGTACCTCTGACAGAAGATGATTGTGCCCTTCGTGATGACATCAATGACTTTATTGAAAATGTTGTTGACAAAGACTATCACGATATGGTAAAAAGAATGAAAGAAAAAAGCAAACCCAAAGCCAACATAGTGGGTATAGAAGATAACGTTATACACATAACGATTGACTCTGCTACTAAAGGCAATGCATAATGTTAAGACACATGGAGTATATGAGAATGAAGGAGAAACAAGCTATGGCACAATCAGACAATAAAGAAATGCAAGATATGGTTAATAGTCCTATTCATTATAACAAAGCAGGTATTGAAACTATTGATGCCTTAGAAGCTATGTTAGTCGATGGGTTTGATTATTATTTACAAGGTAATATAGTTAAGTACCTATGGAGATTTAGATATAAGAATGGAATAGAAGACTTAAAGAAAGCACAGTGGTATCTGAATAAACTTATTGAGGTCTACGATGATAAAAGTTAAAGTACTTCTTACATTGGAGATAGACCCTGAAGAATATCCAATACCTGCTGATGAAAATGTAGCAATAGAAATAGAAGAAGGCATACAAGAATACTTCTACGATGTAGAGGGTACTAAGATTAGAAACATAAAAACAATAATGGAGTAATTAAAATGATACAAAACTATTTACCGACTGACTATCAGAACTTCATAGCACTCTCTCGCTATGCAAGATGGAAGGATGACGAACAAAGAAGAGAGAATTGGGGTGAGACTGTTGATAGATACTTTGACTATATGGATAATCACCTAGTCAAGAATCATAATTATACAATTAGTAAAGCTCTAAAAGAGAAGCTTACAGAGAAGATAATGTCTCTAGGTGTCATGCCTAGCATGAGAGCCTTAATGACGGCAGGACCTGCCTTAGACCGTTGCCATGTGGGTGGTTATAACTGTAGCTATATACCTGTGGATAGTCCACGTTCATTTGATGAATGTATGTACATACTTATGTGTGGTACAGGTGTAGGATTCTCCGTTGAAAGAGAGAATGTAGATAAACTACCTGTAGTCAATGAACACTTTGAGGATAGCACTACTATCATCACTGTGGGTGACAGCAGACCCGGATGGGCAAAAGCATTGAGAGAACTTATTGCTATGTTATATGTAGGGCAAGTACCTACTTGGGATGTATCACAGGTCAGACCAGCAGGTGCAAGGCTTAAGACATTTGGTGGTAGAGCATCAGGACCTGCACCATTAGTTGAGTTGTTTCAGTTCTGCATACAGAAGTTCAAGGGTGCTAAAGGTAGAAGACTATTTCCTATTGAGTGCCACGATATCATGTGTAAGATTGGTGAAGTTGTAGTTGTAGGTGGTGTACGTAGGTCTGCTCTTATATCTTTGTCTAACTTAGGTGATGACCAAATGCGTCATGCAAAAGCAGGGCAATGGTGGGAGAATGAAGGACAACGAGCATTAGCTAATAACTCTGTAGCATTTAAAGGTAAGCCTGAGATGGGTACATTCATGCGAGAGTGGACAGCTTTGTATGAATCTAAATCAGGAGAACGTGGTATATTCAATAGACAAGCCGCCAAAGTTAAGGCACTTGAGAATGGTAGACGCAATGCTGAACATTACTTTGGTTGTAATCCATGTAGTGAGATTATACTTAGACCTTATCAGTTCTGTAATCTTACAGAGGTAGTGTGTAGAGCCACAGATGACCTAGTATCCTTGAAAGAAAAGGTACGTATGGCTACAATCTTAGGTACATTTCAGTCTACTCTTACTAACTTTAAGTATTTACGTAAGGTATGGAAGGATAATACAGAAGAAGAAAGACTATTAGGAGTTTCCCTAACAGGTATTCTTGACTGCCCTATATGGACAGAAGAAATCTTAGAGATACTACGAGATGTAGCAGTAGAAACTAATAAGAAGATTGCTAAAGATTTAGGCATACCACAGTCAACTGCTATAACTTGTGTCAAACCTAGTGGTACAGTTAGTCAATTAGTTGACAGTGCTTCAGGTATTCATGCTAGACATAATGATTACTACATTAGGACTGTACGTGGTGATAACAAAGACCCTATCACACAGTTTATGAAAGAGAGTGGGATACCAAGTGAGCCATGTGTTATGAAGCCTGACAGCACAACAGTATTTAGCTTTCCTATGAAATCACCATCAGGTGCTACTACTAGGACAGAGATGTCTGCCATAGAACAGCTAGAGTATTGGCTTATGTTTCAAAGACATTGGTGTGAGCATAAACCTTCTGTCACTGTGTCTGTTAAAGAAGATGAGTGGATGAGAGTTGGAGCATGGGTATATGATAACTTTGATGAAGTATCAGGTATATCTTTCCTACCCTTCAGTGACCATACATATGCTCAAGCACCTTATCAGGATATAACAGGTGTAGAGTATGAGCAAGCATACAAACAAATGCCTGCTTCTATTGATTGGTCTAAGTTAGCAGACTATGAGAAGGAAGATACTACTAGTGGTGGAAGGGAACTAGCTTGCACAGCAGATGCGTGTGAGATGGTTGACATACAGGCTAGTTAATGTTAGAATCTACAAATGAAATATTATGGTGGCAGTGGTGGTTACTCATTGCCATCAGCATAAATACGACAATAAACTTAATCGTGTTCTTTAAAGGTAGAAAACTACATATAAGAGAACTACTACATCTTAAACCTAAGAGAAGCAAAGGAGTTACTAATGGAAAACCTAGCACCAAGTAAAGAGAACAGAAAGAAGTTTGATATTGATTTAGAATATGGACAAGTAAGAGAACAACTTGTAGCTGATATGTTACAAGATAAAAAGATAGAAGTTAAAAGTGAAAGAGATATGTGGCAACGTACAGGTAACATTGCTATAGAGTACGAATCTTATGGTAAACCAAGTGGAATAGATGCAACTGAATCTGACTATTGGTTTCATAATTTATGTGTAGGAGAAGATACTTTCTGCACGTTAGTATTTAACACAGAGAGTTTAAAGAAAATAATAGGTAACTTAGATTACAAGAGGTCTGTTTCAGGTGGGGATAATAACGCATCAAGAATGTACCTTCTTAATCTACAGAAATTATTTTCATCTGATGTTATTAAATCATTTAAAGGAAAAGGAGAATCAAAACAATGAGAGAAATGATATTACAAGCACTAAAGAGTAAGATATCAGGACAAATAAATGGACATATAGCTAATATAGAAGCTATGATGACTAATCCTGTAGGCATAGGAGACCATCCTACTATCGTAGAAACCATTGAAAAAGAACTAGGTGCACTAGAACACGAGAATGGTAAATTAAATAACTTAGTAAGATTTTTTGAAAGGAGACAAGATGAAGCCATTGAAGAGCAGAAAGAGAAACCCAAATCTAAGTAAGTATGACGCACCACTAAAGATACAATTTAGTAAAGGTATGTCAGACTTTAAAAGAGGTAAGGTTACTAACCCCTATCATTTTAATACTATGCAATCAAGGGAGTGGGAGAGAGGATATACTGAAATACTGTGGTGGCAGTGGTGGTTACTTATAGCCATTTCCATCAATACGACAATAAATCTAATAGTGTTCTTTAGAGGAAGAAAGTTACACATACGAGAGTTATTACACTTAAAACCGAAAAGGAGAAGTAAATGAGAGAGATGATACTACAAGCACTAAAGAGTAAGATATCAGGACAGATAAATGGTCATATAGCTAATATAGAAGCCATGATGACTAATCCTGTAGGGATAGGAGACCATCCTTCCATTGTAGAGACTATTGAAAAAGAATTATCATTACTAGAACACGAGAATGGTAAATTAAATAACTTAGTAAGATTTTTTGAAAGGAGACAAGATGAAGCCATTGAAGAACAGAAAACGCAACCCAAATCTAAGTAAGTATGATGCACCCTTAAAAATACAATTTAGTAAGGGTATGTCTGACTTTAAGAGGGGTAAGGTAGTTAATCCTTATAACTCTAACACTATGCAGTCAAGAGAATGGGAGAGAGGATTTAATCTCTCTTTCTTACAAAGATTAGAAAGGGTCAAGAAAGATGAAGCTAGAAGAAGAAGCGAGGAAATACATGCAGGATAAGTTATTTATAAATGAAGTTATAACTCCTGACTTGTACGAAAATTTAGCAGGGCAGACAGCTATCTTTCCAAAAGAAAAAGCCTTAGAGTATTTAGCTCTAGGCTTGACTAGTGAAGCAGGAGAAGTATCAGGCAAAGTAAAAAAACTTATACGTGATGGGGAAGATGTGGAAGGCTTTGAAATGAAGAAGATTGCCATAGCATCAGAGATAGGTGATGTACTTTGGTATTGTGCTATGATGGCAAAGGAAGTGGGAG